GGCCTTGTACTGGAGGATGCCCCCGGCGCACCGTCGAGCGACCTTTTCGGCAGCGGCATACCACTGATTGTTCGGATCGCCGCGGCCGTTGATAATGCTCGTCACCAAATCTTCAAAGTCGATGCCGTTCTGCATGGCCTCGGTGGTAGGCGTCGGCTCCCGGCGCAGCGTCAGCATAAACTCCGCCATCGGGTCGCGCTCCGTTGTCATATCCTCGTAGGGGTTGCCTTTCATGGTGTAGAGCCAGGACGACAGCAGCGAATGGGTCATCAGGTAGCGTCCCATTTACTCAGCTCCCTTCTCCTCTCCGGGCGCTGCCGGCGCGGGCGTGTACTTTTTCAGCACCTTATCGTAGAACAGGCCGCACTCCTTAACCTTCTTGTTCCAGAGGACGCCCAGCTCCTTGTTGGAGGTCAGCGCGTGCTTGATTGCCTGGTACTTCGGCATGGCAGCGTTGGCGGTGTCGGCATCGGTGATGCCTGCGATAATAGCCGAGCCCTCGACCATCGCGGCCTCGTATGCCGCCTGATCAACAGCGTTCTGCTCGACCTCGGCAGTGGCCTTGGCGTTGTACTCGGCGAACAGCTTCGTCAGGAAGTCGTTAGGGCTGGTCGGGCCGAGTGCGGGGATCTTGCGAATGCCGGAGATGCCGCGCGTTCCCTTGGCGAAGTATCTCTCGCAGTTGGAGAAGCCGATGGTGCGGTCGTTGCCGTAAATCTCCACGAAGCCGCCCAAGTCCATAGGCTCCCAGACATTGTTCTTGGTCTGGCCCTC